CCGCATCGCCGACCATCCAGCCCGCCAGATCAATGAACTGCTGCCGTGGAACTACCGTCCCGCCTGACGCGACGCCTTCACCGGACGCTTACCCTTTTCTCGGGGGAAAGGGTGTCGGAGGCCGAACTGGCGATGTTCGGTTTTCGCATACATATCGAATGGGATTCCGACGCCTGGCCTTTCACCGGCCCCGCACTTGGCGGGACCGGATTGGTACAATCTGGCGGAAAGCCCTGATTCTCCCTATATTAATCGGGCGGGGGACATTCTAAATCGATGGACGAACAGTTGCGCTTGCAACCGGCAATGGTCAGCCGGAGGCTTCTGGTGCTGACCTTCATCCGGGCCTACGTCGATCGGTGGGGCGGCTCGCCGTCTATCGGCGAAATCGCGCAAGGGATCGGGGCCAGCCGCACCCGCGTGCAAGCCGCCCTCCGCTCGCTCGAACAGGATAAGCAAATCATCCGGCGGCCTGGCGCGCGGGGGATCATGCTGCCCGACCGACTGGAAGAAGCCGTGCGGGACCTGCGCGCAGCGGGATTCATCGTCGACGACGATATCGTGCGTGGACCATTTCCGATCCTGCCGCTCGCCCCGGAGCTGGATTACGACCCTGGGTGACACAGGGGTGAATTTCGCATGACAGGGGTTTCAGCGCTTAACGAACAAGCGGCGCGGCGGCTCGCCGCGCTGCCCGCCAGTTCCCGCAGCTATGTCGATCCGCTGGCAGCGATCGCGGCCAGTCGGGCGCGAGAGGCGGACCGCGTGCATCGTCTGGTGCTCGGCCGACCGCGTCCGATGCCGCCCGTTGATACGGCTGGGCTGAACAAGCAGGAACGCAAGGCCGAGCGCAACCGCGTGTCCCGCCGCCACGCCGAACAGCTGAAGAGCGATCGCCAATATACGGGCAAGGAGGCGACACCGGAAACGCTGCGCTACGTCGCCACGAAGACAGAGGGCGGGCTGGCCCGGCTTTATACCACCGGCGATATCAACGCCGACCAGTTGGCGGCAGCCGAGCAGATCGCGGCCGCGCATCAGCGCGTCGTCGGCGACGTGACCATTGCGATCGCCAGCCTGGAGGCGCGGGTCGATCGATCACCGCAGGGTGACGGCAGCTTCTATGAAGCGCTCGGCGCGGTGCAGACGGAGGTCGCCTATACCCGGTGGCGTGAGGCGCTGGAGCATCCGGCCGTGGTGCTGGACATGATCGTCGGCGGCTTGGGCTTCACCGTTGCCGCCCGGCGGAACCGCATGGCCCACCGGCGCGCTAAACGCCTGCTGATCGTGGCGCTGGACCTTTGGCCTCGCACCCTGGCGGCAGCCCGCAACGAGGTCGACCCTGCGACCTTAGCGGCCGCCCACGCCGGGATTTTGTGAGTGGACCAAAATAGACCCTGCCCAAACGGTCACATTTAGGGCCATTTCGACCCCGCGCGAATTGCGACCCGACCGCATGGCCCGCCTCTCACCCCCCCCCGGAGAGGCGGGCCTTTTCGCGTTTTGGAGATGCCGAGATGGCCCAGCCCAGCCGTACCACGACCGCCGGTGGAGCGGGCCGCGCCGCTGCCGCTTCCCCCCGAGGCGAGCAGCGGCGCCACCCGGCCGACGACCTGGAAAGCGTGCGCGATCGGCTGGAGGCGCTGATCCGCCGCGTCCGTCACGGCGCTCGCTCCCACGCCGATTTTCATGACCAGGAAACCGAAGCGCACCGGATCGCGCGCGACCTGGTCAAGCCGTTTCGCGGGCCGGACGCCCGGCCCGTTAATCCGCCGCTCTGGGTCAGCCCGGACGGCCGTTCTGCAGGATGGTGACGATGACCCGTGGTATCGATCTGGCGCAGCTCAATCAGGTCGCGACGGCTGGCGAGCCGCGTGAGTCGGTCCCGGTCACACGGCGCTATCTGGCGCAGGTTTATGCCGAGCTTCAGGCCATCCGTGCCGAACGGGCCTTCTTGGACTTTGACCCTTACGCCGCGAGCCGGTTCACAATACGCGTCCCGTGCGACGGTAGCGGCGCGGGTAAGGCGTAATGGCGCGGCTTCGCTCACCCGCCCAACGGGCACCCCAGACCGTCCAGCAGGCCACGGCGCTGGCGACCCGCTATGCGGTCCTGTCGGCCGAGGTCGACGCCATTGATGCCCGCCGCGCGGCTCTTATGGCACGGGTCAACGGCGCGGCCGATGCGCTGCTGGTGCCGATCGCGGCCGAGCTGAAGGACATCGCCAAGCAGCTGAAGCCCTGGTGGGCGGCGTCGATCGAGGAGCTGACCGGCGGGAAGCGGAAGTCGATCGAGATCGGCGGCTGCACCATCGGCTATCGCATCAGCCCGCCCAAGGTGGTGCATGACCATGGCAAGGACGGGGACGCCGTCACCATGCTGATGGGCACGCCCTATGAGGCGATCACCATCCGCGTCAGCCATGCGCTCGACAAGCCCGCCATCCTGAAGGTGCTGGACGAGCAGGGGCTGCTGGACGGGGACGATGTGCCGGACGTGCTGCTCTCCTCGCTGGGCTTCCGGTCGAAGCAGACCGAGGACTTCTTCATCGACGTCATTGCCCCCGCAGCCATCGAGCTGGGCTTGGGTGGCGACGAAACCAGCTCGTAACGAGGTGCATATGAATTTCATCGTGTTGATCCTTGCGCTGCTGCTGCCGACCGCCAAGGTCGAAGGCGTGGTGTCGTTCCTGGGCAAGCTGGCCGAGCGCCTGGCTGCCGAGGAGGCAAAGCAGAACGAACGGGCCAAGGGCCTCCGGCAGCAGGCGCAGGCCCTGATGGACGCGGCGGATGCGGCCGACGCCAAGGGTGCCCGGATCGGCCGCGTTGGCGGCAAGCTGACCGACCTGGTCGCCTAACCTGGCCTTCTGCAAGGCGGAGCGGCTTCGCGGCCGGGCTGGCCAGCGCCAGCGGCTCCGCCGGTTGCGCCGCACCAATGGGCTTTGCGAGCGGTGCCTGGCGGCGGGGATCACCGTCGCGGCGGTAGTCGTCGACCACATCAAGCCCTTGGCGCTGGGCGGGTTGGACGTCGACGACAACACCCGCAACCTCTGCCAGCCGTGCCACCATGAGGTGACGGCCGAGCAGTTCGGCCACGCCGCGCCGATCGGCGCGAAGGGCGTCGGCCGAGACGGTCGGCCGACCAGCGCTGGCCATCAATGGAACGGCCAGCCCGCCAGTCGCGCGCCCCCGAGCGCGCCGCGACGGATGCCCACCCCCCCGGGGGGGGCAAAAGTCCACTGAGGGGGGGCGCCGGACACCGGCGGTTCCCTTCATGCGCTGCGCGAGCATTTTCAGAGTAAAAAGTTCGGGCGGAAGTGAGGTGCCATGGCAAGGAAACCGACCCGCACCTCGGCAAAGCAGGCCGTGGCCGAACCGGCGGTGGACGAGACGATCGTCGGCCAGCCCGATTGGTCGGCGCTGCTGACCGACGCCGACGAACGAGTGGTCGCGCGCGGGCATTGGCGTCGCATCGTCGACGAGATGACCACGCGGGAAATCCTGTCGTCGTCGAACGGCCACGCGCTTCAGCGCCTGGTCCTGGCCTACATCGTGTACGACCGCTGTTCGCGCCAGGTCGCGGGCAACGGCCTCGTGACCGAGGCCAACCCGGAGAACGCCAAGGCGATCGACCGCCTGTCGATCTACTACAAAGCGATGCGCGAGGCCGAGAGCACGGCCGAGCGCCTGGAGGCCCAGCTGGGCCTGTCGCCGGGGCGCCGCAGCAAGGTGGGCAAGGTCGCCAAGCAGCGCCACCGCACCGCCGGGGCGGACGCGTTCCTTGGGCCGAAGGGTTAGCGCCCCAGCGGCGAGCGATCCCACCACGGCCTGGGCCGAGGCGGCGGTACGCGGCGATTTCGTCGTGGGCGACCTGGTCCGCTATGCCTGCGAGCGTCACCTCCGCGACCTGCGGGACGCGGCCAAGCGGGGCTATTTCTGGCGGCCGGAGCTGGCGCAACGTGCGCTGGACTTCTTTCCGTCCGTCTTCACGATCACGGACGGCCCGGCAGCGGGCAAGCCGTTCAACCTGCTGCCCTATCAGGTGTTCGTCGTCGGCTCGCTCATGGGGTGGGTCAATGCCGATGGGCGTTGGCGCTTCCGCTCTGCCTGGGTGGAGACGGGGAAGGGGCAGGCCAAGTCGCCGATGATGGCGGGCCTGGGCCTGTACGTCATGGGCTGGTGCGGCTTCCCGCGCAGCCAGGTCTATTCGATCGCGGCGAACAAGCAGACCGCCAACGTCCTGTTCAAGGACGGAACCGCCATGTGCCGGGCGCAGGTGCCCGGCTATGACGACGGCGATACGCTGGAGGCCCTGGGCCACGTCGTCCTGCGCGGCGAGGGCGACAACACCTGGAAGATCGAGCACCCCGCCTCGCAATCCTTCTTCCTACCGCTGGCGGGCGGATCGGCGCAGTCGGGACCGCGACCGCGCTTGGTGCTGGCGGACGAGATCCACGAATTCACCACCGACGCCCAGATCGAGATCTGGCGACGGGCCATTACGAAGGTGGCGGGCAGTGCGATGATGGTGCTGGGCACCAACACGCCCGCCACCTCGCAGATCGTCGGCACCTCCTATTCGGAGACGGCCCAGCTGATCGCCAAGGGCGAAAAGCGAGACGATACGCAGTTCGCCTTCGTGGCGCGCGTCGACAAGCGCGATCGCGAAACCGTCTTCACCAATGAGGCGTGCTGGCAAAAGGCCCTTCCAGCGCTGGGCATCACCTACCCGGTCGCCAATATTCGCGAGGAGGTCCAGACCGCCCAGACCCGGCTATCGACCGCCAGCTCGGTCAAGCGGCTCTACTTCGGCATCCCGACCGGCGCGGCCGACTTCTGGATCGATGAGGAGAAGTGGGCCGCGATCCTGGGGCCGATCGACGACGCGGCGATGCAGATCCTGCGCGGCTGCAAATGCTGGCTGTCGCTCGATCTGTCCAAGAAGAACGACCTGACCGCGCTGACCGCCGTGTGGCGCGACGGCGACGGCATCCTGTGGTGCAAGACCTGGTACTGGACCACCTCCGATGGCCTGCCCGACCGGGCCAAGCGGGACTCGGCCCCGTATGTGGAATGGGTCGCTGACGGCCACCTGACCGCCGTGCCCGGCGCGACGATCGACAAGACCTTCGTCGCCGCCCGCGTCGCCGAGATCTGCGCCGAGCATGATGTTGTCGAGCTGGTGTTCGACCCCGCCCAGTTCGCCGATTTCGAGAGCGCCTGCGAGGAAATCGGGTTCGACGCCTGGAAATTCGAGGGGCCGGACAAGCCCGCAGGCTCCGGCCTGAAAATGGTGCGCCATGCCCAGGGCACCCGCGTGATGTTCGAGGATCGGCAATATTGCATGCCCCGCTCGATCGAGCGGCTCGAGGATCGCATCCTGAAGGACACGATCGTGATCGACAGCTCGCCCGTCACCTATAGCTGCGCAGCCAACGCGGCGATCACCGAGGACGGCCAGAAAAACCGCGCCTTCGACAAGAAGCGGTCGCGCGGCCGGATCGACGGCATCGTGACCACCGCCATGGGCGTGGGCGCGGCCGACAACGCGCCGCTTGAAGGCAAGGACGCCTATACGGGCAGCTTCATCGTCGACCTGGACGCCGATGACGACGACGACAGCGAGGAGGACGCGGCATGAGCATATCGTCCTACCGCCTGTCCGATCGCGCCGCTGCTGCCGAGGCCGCGCGCCTGGCCGCGCCCGTCCAGAACGTGGTCGATAGCACGACCGCCGTCGTTGGCGACTTCTCGCAGTTCGAGTGGATGGGCTGGGGACAGCGCGCGGCCGGGGTGGAGGTCACGCCCGAAACGGCCATGCGCTCCTCGGCGGTGTGGCGCTGCGTGACGCTGATCAGCGGCACGATGATGTCGGCCCCGCTGGGCGTGTACGAGCATTTGCCGAACGGCGGGCGGCGCTATGTCGCCGACCACCCGTATAATCGCTTCCTCCAGGTCGAACCCAACGAGGAGATGAGCGGCCCGGAGTTCATCGAGCTTCAGGCGATGGCGATGCTGCTGCGCGGCAACGGCTATGGCCTGATGCGCCAGGCACGTAACGGGACGATCACCTCGATCGACTATTACCACCCGGCGCGCGTCCTGCCGTTCCGGTCGAGTGACACCGTCTGGTATCAGTTCACCAACCTCGACGGGTCGGTGGAGACGCACCACGGGTCCTATGTGATCCATTTCCGGGGTCCGGGCCGCGACACCACTGGCATCCGCGCCCTGTCGGCGATCGCGCACCATGCCCAGGCGATCGGCATCAACCTGGCCAGTCGGGAATATACCAGCGGCCAGTTTGAGCGAGGCCTGCTGACCAACGACTATTTTTCGTTCCCCGAGGGCACGAAGATATCGAAGGAGCAGCGCGCCGACTTCAAAGAGTATCTGCGCAAGAAGGCGCAGGGCGTTGCGAACGCACATAATCCGCTGCTGCTGGAGAATGGCGGCGAGTGGAAACGCGTCTCGGTCAGCGCCAAGGACGCGCAGCTGCTCGAGCTGCTGCAATATTCTGTCGTCGACGTGGCGCGGATCTTCGGCACGCCCCCGCACATGATCGGCGAGACGTCGGCCGCGACCACCTGGGGCACCGGCATCGAGCAGATGACCGTGGGCTTCAAGCTCTACACCTGCGTCCCGCATGTGCGCCGGTTCGCCAAAGAGCTGACCCGCAAGCTGTTCCCCGTGATCGGGGCGAAGCCGTCCCGCTTCTTCGTCGATTTCGACGTCGAGGCGATGCAGGTCGGCGATAGCAAGTCGCAGGCCGACTATTTCAAGGCCGCCCTGGGCGGCAACCAACTGCCCGGCTGGATGTCGCAGAACGAGGTGCGGCGGATGAAGAATCTGCCCCCGTTGCCCCATCCCGACGCCGACAAGGTCTATTTCCCGCCTGCACCGGCCCCGATCGGCCACAACGGCGGCCCCCCGATGGAGCCCGATGACGATGCCGCAGATGACGCGCAAGCTGCTTAACCTGGCCCAGGACAATCGCGGCAAGGGCTCTGGCCTGCGCGCGGAGGCGACCGGCACCGATACGACCACGCTGTACGTCTATGACGTGATCGACGCTTTCTGGGGCGTGTCGGCGGCCGATTTCGCGCGCGAGCTGGCAGCGATCACCACGCCCAAGGTCCGGCTGCGCATCAACTCACCCGGCGGCGACGTGTTCGAGGCGCGGGCGATGATGACTGCGATCCGCGAGCATCCGGCTGAGTTCACCGCCTCGATTGATGCACTGGCTGCGTCTGCCGCAGCGGTCCTTACCCTCGGGTGTGACAGTACCGAGATTGCTGAGGGTGGGTTCTACATGATCCACCGCGCATGGACCTTCGCCATGGGCAACGCGGCCGACCTGACCGCGACGGCGACGTTGCTCAGCAAGATCGACGACGTGATGACCGACGACTTCGTGGCGAAGTCTGGCCGATCGGCGGAAGAGATCAAGGCGTGGCTGGAAGCCGAAACCTGGTTCAATGCGGCCGAGGCCATTGATGCCGGATTCGTCGATCGGATGACAATCGTGCCCGATAAAGCGGCGGCGAAGGCTCAAGCCAATGTCTTCAACCTGTCCGCCTTCGCCAATGTGCCCAAGGCGCTGACCGAACGTCCCCGCGAGATGGACACCAGCGCCCGCGACCGGGCGGTGGCCCGCCTGGCGCTGTACGACCGCATGGCCGCCTGACGGCCGCGCACCCCCCACGCCGGTCCCCCCCGGCACCCCGAAGCCCCGCCCTCATCCGGCGGGCCTTTTTTTGTGAGGAATCCCTCCCCGATGAAGAATATCAAAGCGCTCCGGGACCAGCGTGCCGATAAGGCAAAGCAGGCCCGCAACCTCCTCGACACCAACACCGGCGACAAGTGGTCGAAGGATATCGAGGCCCAGGTCGATGCGATCTATGCCGAAATCGACAATATCGACTCGCAGATCGAACGTTTGGAACGGCAGGCCCGTATCGATGGCGAGCTGCTGGCTTACGAAAACGAGGGCGAAATCGAGGCACGCGGCGAAGCCGAGGTTCGCAACCTGTCGCCGGAGCAGCGCGAACGTCAGCAGCGTTACAGCGCGGCCTTCCGCAACTACCTGATGTTCGGTATCTCGGCGATGTCGCGCGATGATATCGAGGTGCTGCGCACCGGCCAGCCGAAGAACGCATCGTCGGCGCAGACCGGCGCGGCGGGCGGCTTCCTGGTCCCGACCGGCTTTGGCGGCCAGCTGCTCGAGGCGCTGAAGGCGTTCGGTGGCGTCCGCCAGGTCGCCGAGATCATCCAGACCGGCTCGGGCGCTGCGCTGCCGTGGCCGACCGTCGACGAGACGGGCCAGAAGGGCGAGATCGTCCCCGAAAATCAGGGCGCGAGCAGCTCCGATCCCACGTTTGGCACCGTCCAGATCGGTGCCTACAAGTGGTCGTCGAAGATCTTCACGCTGCCGTTCGAGCTGCTCCAGGATCAGGGGCCGGGCATGGACGTGGAGGCGTTCGTTCGTCGATCGGCCACCACCCGCATCGGTCGCATCCAGAACGAAAAATACACGGTCGGCACTGGCGTCAACGAGCCGGAAGGCTATGTGACCGGGGCGGACGTGGGCAAGGCCGCCACGACCGGCAAGACCAACTTCGTCGAATATGACGACATGGTCGACCTGGAGCACTCGATCGACCCGGCCTATCGCACGGCGGACGGCGTGGGCTGGATGTTCCATGACACCACCCTGCGCAACCTGAAGAAGCTGAAGGATGCCCAGGGCCATCCGCTGTGGCTGCCGGGCCTGTCGGCGAAGGATCCCGATACCTTCCTGCGCTACCGCTATCAGATCAACCAGGACATGCCGGTTCAGGCCGCCAACGCCAAGTCGATCCTGTTCGGCGACCTGAAGAGCTTCCTGATCCGCGACGTGATGGAAGTGACGCTCTTCCGCTTCGACGACAGCGTCTACACGTCCAAGGGGCAGGTCGGCTTCCTCGCCTGGGCGCGTGGTGACGGCAAGAAGATCAGCGCGGGCAAGCCGTACAAGGCTTTCCAGCAGTCCGCGAGCTGATCTGCCGGGGTGGCCTGACCGGGCCACCCCAATCCCTTCCCCGAAAAACAGGAGAGCGGCATGGCTCGCACCCCCACCCCGAACACCGGCACCAACACGCCGACCACCGACACCACCGCCTCGCAGGGCGGCGAAAACACGGGCACGCCGGAGAACACCGGCGGCGCAACTGATGGCGACGCGCCAACCGAGGAAGACCCGGCCGAGCTGGTCGAAGCCCGCGTGACGCTCGATTTCGAGGATTACGTGGTCAACGACCTGGCCGAGATCCCCGCCGGTCGTGTCGGCCAGCTCGAGCGCGAGGGTTATATCGACACCCACGCCGATGCCGTCGCCTATGCGAAGTCGCTGGCGTAATGGCTGAACCCGTCACGCTGGAGGCGATCAAGCAGGATCTGCGGCTCGACGCCAGCGCGACGGACGACGATGCCCGGCTGCTGCGGCTCATCACCGCCGCACGCCGGGCCGTCGAACGGCGCACCCGCCGGACGATCGTCGGCACCAATCCGACCCTGACCGGGGACGATCTGGCCATGGCTTGCCAAGCGATCAGCCTGATCGTTGCCGCCTGGTACGCCCTGCCCGAGGGTGTCATCGTCGATGGCCGGGGCGGCGCGGAGCTGCCGCTCGGCGTGACCTGGCTCTTGGACCCCATCGCGTCCTGGGCGGTCGAATGAGACGCCTGTCGGCCGGTCGGCTGCGCCACCGCATCCGCATCGAGGAGCAAAACCTCGTCGATAACGGCAAGGGCGGTCGCTCCGTCCCGGCAGGCCAGCCCAAATGGCGCAACCTGGCCGATCGCGTGCCCGCCGAGGTCATCGCCCTTCGTGGCGACCGCGCGCTTCAGCACCTGGTCGAGCGTCAGCGCCAACTCTGGAAGGTCACGATCCGCAATCGGTCGGGCCTGACGATCGCCAACCGGCTTGTGTATGGCGATACAGTCCTGGCGATCACCGCGATCGCGCCCACGGACGCGCGCGACGGCCTGGTACTGTCCTGCGAGAGCGGGCAGCCCAGCTGATGGCCCGCCAGCGCATCAAGGGCATCGCGCGGTTTCGCCGCCTGCTGCGCCGCCTTCCGGATGCCGTGCGCGGCGAGATCTTGGTGGAGCTGCATGTCACCGGCCGCGAGATGCTTCGTGCCGTCCAGGCCCGCGCGCCGGATCTGACGGGCAAACTGCGCGCGGGACTGCAATCCAAGGTGCTGGCCACCTCGCTGCGCCTCCAGATCGGCCTGATCGGGACGCCAGCGGGCCGGGCAAAGCTATTCTATGGTCGCATCCAAGATCTGGGCCGAAAGGCGCAGGTCGTGCTGGTGCAACGCCGTCGCCGGGTGACGCTTTCGCGCCGCGACGGCTCGACCTATTCGACGCTGCGCACCGATGCGCGGGGCCGCAAGGAGCGCGCCGACATCGTCGCCGCCTATCGCATGAAGGTGCCCGCCATGGCCCCGAAGCGGTTCGTGACCGGCCGTTATCCTGACCTTCGCGCCCAACTGAACACCAATATGCGCGGCATTTTCAGCCGCTCGCTGACCAAGATCGGGGCCGGGGATGAGTGACGCGAAATCGATCGTTGAGGCGGTCGCCTTCCGTGCCTTGGCCGCCGCGATCAGCAAGGCGACCGTCTATCAGGACGCGCCCGCCGGTGCGCAGGGCGATCTAGTCATCCTGGGCGACCTGAAAAGCTTCTCGATGGGCGGCAAGGGCGCCAGCGACGATCGCCGCGTCGAGATCAATATCATCTCGCTGGTCGTCGCCGAGGAGCGCGCGCCACTCCTCGCCCTGCAAGGCCAGATCGAGAAGGCGCTGGACGGTCAGAATTTCACCGAGGCGGGCTGGACCGTCGCCTTCGCTTTCAAGGACGACGACGCGGTCCTAGACGAAGGCGGCTCGAGCTATTCGGGCATTTCTGCCTTCGACGCGATCGCGCTCGCCCCCTGACACCCCCGACCAATCCGAAGCCCCCCGGGCCGCGCCACGTCAGCGCGGCCCTTTTCATTTGTGGAGACCATCATGGGTAAGAAACTCGGTAGCGATTACCGTCTGTTCGTCCGTGCGGCCGACGGCACCGCTTTCAACCAGCCCGCCGGTCAGGCCAACCTGACCATCAACCGCTCGAAGGGTTTCAGCTCTTCCGCGACCAAGGATGCCGAAGGCGTCGACACGCAGACGCCAGGCCTGCGCACCATCTCGATCAAGCAGGATATCGTCCCCGACCTGCCCGATGCGACCGGCTACACCCGCCTCGAAACGCTCGACAAGTCGAATGCGGCCGAGGTGATCCAGGTCCGCAAGAAGCCCTTCGCCACCTCCGACGTGGTGTTCGAGTGCTCGATGTACACGGCGCTGGATAACAGCGACTTCGAGCAGGGCAGTTCCGTGAAGGCCAGCCTGACCTTCCAGCCTGCCGCCCAGCCCACCGTCGATACCCTGGCCTGATCGATGGTCACGACCCTGACGATCGCCGGTGCGGCGCTGACCCTGGCGGCGGCCCCGGTGGATCTGAACGCCCGCCTGATCGCAACCACCGGCTGTTCGGCCCATGAGGTCGAGCAGCTGCTCGCCTCCGGGCCGGACCGCGTGGCCCGCGCGCTGGAGCCGTTCCTCGCCCAGCCGGTCGACCATGTCGAGCTGGCCAACCTGGTCGCGGCCGACACGGCGGCGATCGGGCTGATCCGCGCGCTTTATGCCGCGCTTCCCGCCGACGAACCGGCTGCGGCCGACACGACGGCCGAAACCACCCACACCCCGGAGGCAGAATGACCGAAGCCACCACCCGCCCGGCGGTCGATGACCGCGGTGAATCCGTCCTGATCCTCGGCGGCGAGACGATGGGCCTGCGCCCATCCTATGAGGCGATCGAGGAGATCGAGGCGACCCTCGATCGCGGCCTCGTCGACCTGGCGCGCGATGCCATCGACCTGAAGCTGAAGATGGGGGCGGTCGCCCAGATCGTCTGTGCATTGGTCCGCGCCTTCGGTCGCGCCACCGACGACAAGAACCTCGCCGGCGCGAACCCCAAGCGCATCGGCCGTCTTATCATGGGGTCGGACGGCGGCCTGCTGATCGCGCAGAAGCAGGTGTCGGGCGTCCTCTCGGTCGCCGTGACCGGCGGCTATGACGCCGAGGGAAATCCGAAGCCGACGACGATGAAGACGACCGAGGAAGCCCCCGTCGTCGGCTGATGGGGCTGGCGGCCGCTGCGCTGTCGTGGCGGCCGCATGAATTCTGGTCCGCGACGCCGTCCGAGTTCTGGGCGGCGATCGAGGGGTATGAGCGCTTCCACGCCGTACCTGACGAATAGGGGAGGCGCGCATGGCTGACGTCACCGAACGCCTGCTGTTGCAGGTCGATGCCGCGACCGAGCTGCTGCGCCGTCACCTCACCGAGGCCGAGCAGCCGCTCGACCGTTTCGAGCGCCGCGCCGATCGGATGGCCGACAATGTCGACCGTTCGATCGGGCGGATGGGATCGAAGTTCGGGGCCTTCGCCAGCCTGGCCGACGATGCCGCCAAGCGCGCCCAGGCGTCGTTCGAGGGCAGCTTCAGTCAGGTGCAGCGTATCGCCGCCCAGGCGATCAAGGGGCCGACCGTTGACGGTCGTGTCAATCTGGGCGTCGATGATTTGCGCAGCCAGGCGGCCGAGGCGCAGAATCGTGCCCGGTCGTTCGAGCTGATCGTCGCGGCGGCACAGCGCACGTCCAGCGCGGTCGGCGATACGACCGAGGCGACGCGCCTGTTCATCCAGGCATCCAATGCGTCGCGGATCGAGGCCGAGCGGCAGGCACAGACCCTGCTGGCCGAGGCGGGCGCGCTGGAGCGCGTCCAGATTGAGCTGATGCAGAGCGCCGATGCGGCCGAGCATTTCGTTGGCCGCCACCAGCGCGTCGCCGAGGCGGCGGCCGAGGCCGAGCGCCTGGCCCAGGCCGAGGCCCTGGCGGCCCGTCACTCGCGCGAGCTGGCGTCGCAGGCCGACGTGCTGCGCGCGTCGCTCGACCCGATGTATGTGGCGCAGAAGCGTTTCGACGACGAGCTGCACCGCGCCGAGGCGCTGTATGCGGCCGGGACGATCAGCCTGCGAGAATATCAGGCGGCGCAGGATCTGGCGCGCGCCACCCTCCAGGCGCATGCCGCCCAGGTCACTGGCGCGACGGAGCGGGAGCGTCAGCACGCATTGGCGCTCGGGCAATCGGCCCAAGAGGAGCGCGATCTGGCGCTGGCCGCGCAGCAAGTACGCGCGGCACTCGATCCCATGTATCTGGCACAGCTCCGGTTCGACCAGGAGATGAACAGGGCGGACGAATTGTTTCGCCGTGGCATATTTGGGATGCGTGAATATGCGCAGGCCCAGCAGCTGGCGCGGGATAGCCTCTACCGCCACGCCCAGACCATCGCCGGGCCCAGTGCCCAGGCGCAGAATCAGGCGATCGCGCAGATCAACCGGAACCGCATCGCCATGCAGGGTCTGGGCTATCAGGCGCAGGACACTTTCACCCAGCTGTCGATGAACGCCAACGTGTTCCAGGTCGTCGCGATTCAGGGCGCGCAGGCGGCCGGGCAGATGACGCTGATGACCGGCAAGGCGCAGGCGTTCGGCAATTTCATGCTCGGCCCGTTCGGCCTCGCCATCACCGGCGGGATGCTGGTCCTGGGCGCGCTGACCAAGAACATGGACCTTTTCAGCGACAAGACCGCAGACGCGATCGAAAAGCTGAAGGACGATGCTCGGGAAAGCGAGGCCACGGCCAAGGCCAAGGATCTGTTCAAGACGTCCTTGGAGGGTGTTACCAAAGCGATCCGGGATCAGGCGCAAGCGCTGAAGGATTCTGCGGACGCTGAACGGACCTCGGCCGAGCGTGCAAATATCGCGGCCCGTCAGCATGCCCAGGAAGCGCTCGAGATTCGGCGTAAGACGGCCGCCCGGCTTGCCGATGCCATCGCTGCCCGCCAACTATTTGACGATGGCGGGTTTGGGCTCGCCAATCCCGATACCGCCGATGCGGCGCGCGCGGCCCTGGATAGACGCGTCGCTCAGATGCAGGTCGATGCCACGGCAGCCCAAAAGGCGGTCGATGATGCCCAAGTAGCGCTGAATCTCACCCGCGTTGATCTGGCGGCCGAGCAGGCGCAGATTTCGATCGATCCGGTTCGCGCCGTCACAAAGCTGTACGACGACCGAATTAAGGCGCTGAAGGACTTGCAGCGCGAGGAGGCCAAGCACGGCCGCCAGATTGGTGCGGCGTCGAAGCAGCGTCTGAAGGAGCTGGAAGAACAGAAAAAGGCGGCAATCGCGACGGCGCAGGAGCGTGTCAGCGCCGAGCGCCGATCCGGCACCGCCAACCGCCAGTTCGGCCGCGAGGTCGATGAGGCGGGTGCCCGGTCGATCATCGCCTCGATCGGCGGCCACGTCACCAGCGGCACGCGGACCCGCGCCGAGCAGGAACGGATTTACGCCGACGCGCGCGCGGGTCGTCATGTCGGCCCCGTCGCCCGCCCCGGGACGAGTGCCCATGAGCGCAGCCAGGCGCTCGATGTCGCCTATGGCCCCGGCATCTCGGTTGCATCGATCCGCAAGGCGTTCGAGGATGCGGGCGTTCGGCTGCGCAAGGTCCTGAACGAGCCGACGCAGCGGGTCTATCATGTCGAATGGGGGCGGGCTCCGCGCCAGGGTCCCTCTGCCGCGACCATGCAGCGGCGTGAGGTTGCCGCCAAGCGCGCGGTCCTGGCGGACGACACCGCCTTTACGAACGATTTCCTCGGTGCCCGTCGACGCCTGCTGGAAGCAACCGGCCGTAGCGCCACCACCGAGGAGCAGCGCGACACGCTGTTGCGCGAAGAGATCAACGCCGAGGCGGATGCGCAGCGGACCCGCACCGGCAACCGGCTGCAATCCGGGGACCTGACCGTCGCCCAGGCATTGCAGCTGCATGCGGTCAACGAGGCGACGCGCCAGCAGCGCCTGGCCAATGTCGATGCCGACAAGGCCCGCCGCCTGATCGAGCAGCGCTATGACAGCGTCGCCGATACCAATTCGTCGCGGCTGGAGGTGTTGCGCATCCAGCAGGACAGCGCCGTTACCGAGCGCGATCGCCAGCGCATCGGGCGCGAGATCCTGGAGCTGGAGCAGCAGCTGCGCCGCCAGGCGTTGGAGCGGGTCGCCGCGACGTCGGACGATCCCCAGGCGGTGCAGCGTGCCAAGGATAATCTGGCCCGACTGCCCCAGATCGAGAAATCGGAAAACGGCCGGTTCGAGCAGCAGACCGCCGGACCGCTGGACCGATATCGCCAGCGCGTCATGGAGGTGTCGAAAGACACCAAGGCGGCGCTGGAAGGCATCGCGGTCCAGGGCTTTGGCAAGCTGGAAGACGAGGGCAGCCGCGCGACCGCGCAAGCCGTCACCGACCTGCTGGGGCTGAAGGGCGCGGCGGCCGACGTGGTCGGCAGTGTAATCCAGGACCTGGCCCGGCTGGCGATCCAGAAGGCGATCGTCGGCGCGATCGGCGGGAGCTTCTTCGGGTTCGCCGATGGTGGCTCGCTGGCCGATATCCCGGGCCGCGCCGATGGCGGGTCGCTGGGCGGCCTGATCCAGGGGCCGGGCACCGGGCGGTCGGACAGCATCCTCGCCCTGTTGGGCGGCAAGGGCGGGGCGGTGCGCCTGTCCAATCGCGAATTCATCGTCAACGCGGCCGCGACCAAGGAATGGTTGCCCGAGCTGGCGGCGATCAATAGCGGGCGGCTGCGCAAATTCGCCGATGGTGGTTCGCTCAGCCTGTCGGCTCCGTCGATGCCGTCGCTGCGCGAGCCCAGGCCGAACATGGCCCGGCTGCGCAACAGCGCGCGCGACCGCGTCGACGTGCAGGTGCGCGCGCGCTTCGAGCCGTCGCCGCTGCTGATGGCGCAGGTCGAAGAGACGACGATCCGGACGGTCGCGGCCAGCGCCGACCCAATCGCCGCCCGGGCCAGCGATGCCACGATGCGCCGCATGTCGCGGCCGCGCCTGCCGGGAGCATGGGACTGATGGCATTGATCCCCATCCCGCAATCGCCGGTCGCCAGCGGCATCGAATGGGACCTGGACCAGCCCGGCCAGCGCAACGAGTCCGAATTCACCGGCATGTCGCGCGTGACCTATCTGCCCGCCGCGCCGCGCTGGTATGCGAAGGCCAAGCTGCCGCCCATCATCGGCGAGGCCAATGTGCTGGATTGGCGGGCCTTCGTCGTCGACTTGGACGGGATCGCGAACACCTTTCGCCTGGTCGCGTGCGAGCGTGACCAGATCACTGGCGTCGCCCCCGTCGTCGATAGCGCGGGGCAGGGCGGCCGCCAGCTTGTCACCCGTAATTGGGGTGCGGCCGGGCTGAAGCTGAAGCGTGGCCAGTTCGTCACCATCAACGACCAGCTCCTGATGCTGATGGCCCCGGTCGTCGCCGACGCCAACGGGTTCGCGACGATTTCCTTCAAGCCTTATATCCGTGTCTCCCCGGCGGCCGGGGCGGCGATGGAAGTGCGTCGGCCCTATGCGCTGGTCAGCTCGGTCGACACGCGCAACGGCTGGAAGGTTGGGATCGGCCAGAATTACGAGATCGCGTTCGACGTGCGCGAGGGGTTCTGATGATCCAGGATCGTCCTGACGCCACCGCCCAGGCCGCGCTCGATGCCTATGCCCGGCGGCCCGTGTCCTTTGCCTTCCTCGACATCAAGGGCGAGCCGCTGCGCGTCACCAACGCGCCGTATGACTTCACCTTTTCGGGCACCGGCGACGAGGACCTGGACGGCTTCACCTTCAAGGCCCTGGACCCGCATTTGGTGTCGATCGGGCCGGTGCGTGCCAAGGAAGGCGGGTCGGATACCCTGACCCTGCGCCTGTCGGGCCTGCCCGGCGTCGACAACGAGTTGATGACCGCGCTGGGCAACCGCGTCGCCTATGTGGGGCGTGATTGCCGCCTGTGGCGCGGAATGCTCCACCCGGACAGCCTGGCGCTGCGCGGCGGGGTCTGGTCCTATTTCACCGGCTATATGTCGGTGCCGCGCATCGTCGGCGACCGGCATAGCCAGACCATCGAGCTGGACGTCGAGACCTATCTCGCCTTCTTCGGCCGGGCGTCGAACAACACGTATCTCAGCCAGAGCGATTACGATCCGGACGATCGCTCGGCCGAGCTGGCGATCGCGATCGCCAACAAGGCGACCCGCAAGGGCTGACCCCGGCATAGCCGACGAGGTATTCCATGTATCGCAAACCCGATTGGGAGGCGGCTCTTGCCGCCTACCTCGAACCGCTGCGCCTGGTGCCCTTCGCCTGGGGAACGCATGACTGCTGCACCTTTGCGGGTGGCGCGGTACTGGCGATGACCGGCGTCGATCCGATGGCCGAGTTCCGGGGCCGCTATTCGACCGAGCTAGGCGCAAAGCGTGCGTTGCGGCGGATCGGCCGGGGCACGCTGGTTGCCACGCTCGACGCCAAATTCGAGGCCGTGGCGGCCTCGCTGGCCCAGCGCGGCGACGTCGTGATGATCGACGGTCTGCTCGCCATTTGCTGGGGAGCCTTTGCGATCGCCGTCGGCCGCGAGGACGATCGCGAGGGCCTGATCCGCATCGATCGTCACCAATGGCATGACGCGCGCGCCTGGCGCGTGGCCTACGGAGCCTGACGCTTGGCGAAGGCGATCAAGATCGCGGGCGCTGTCGTCGTCGGCGCCGGGCTGATCCTGGCGACCGGCGGCATCGCGGCGGGCTTTACGCTGGGCGCGGCGCTGGGCGCAGGCTCGGGCGTGCTGGGCCTGTCGATCGGCGGTTTGATCCTGGCGGGCAGCACGATCGCCACGCTCGGGTCGGCGCTCGACCGGCCGAAGGTGCCACAGGTTCAGAGCGACCGGCTCTATGCCCAGCTAAATCCCCGTGAATTCCGAAAGACCGTGCTGGGCCAGACGGCGATGCCGGTCGACGTGCGGCACGAGGAATGGGAGGGCACTAATCAGGAGTGGTGCCGCTGGATCGTCGGCCATGCCAGCCACGGCATCGACGGTGTCGAGGAGATTTGGTTCGGCACCGAGCTGGCCTGGTCGGCGACCACCGGCGTTACGGCCAAGTACCGCGGATATTTCTTCGTCGACGCGGTCGTCCTGGAAGGCAGCCCGGCCAACGCGCTGGCGCTGTCCAATCAGTGGAACGGCACGCGCCGCCTCACCGGCTGCGCCTACAGCGCCTGGCGCTTCAAGACGACGGGCAACACCAAGAAGGCCGAAAGCCCCTTCAGCGGTGGCCCGCCGAATCGCATCACCGTCATCGGTCGTGGGGCCAAGCTGTATGATCCGCGCCGGGACAGCACCGTGCCCGGTGGCAATGGCCCGATGCGGGCGGACGACCAGTCGACGTGGCGTTTCGTCACCGATGATGGCGTCACCATCGGCGAGAATTTGCCCCTTCAGATCCTTCGCATGGCGCTGGGCAGCCGCATCCGGAACCCGGTCACGGGCGAGCTGCGGCTGGCGACCGGGTCGGGCGTGCCCAAGCGCCGGATCAACATGGCCAGCTTCATCGTGGCGGCCAATTTGGCCGACGAACAGGTCAACCGCTCGGCCGGTGGCACGGAGCCGCGCTATCACGGCGCGTGCGTTCTATCGGAAGGCGACGAGCCCCGCACTTGGTACGAGATGCTGTGCGCGGCCTGCAATGCGCGGTTCCGCGATACCGGCGGCAAATTGTCGATCGACATCGCGCATAACGATTTTGCGGCGGCCGCGACCGACGATGGCCTGACCACGGACGACGTCGTCGGCCCCCATCGATGGGAGCCCGACGCATCGCTCGACGCGATCCCGAACATCGTCCGGGGCAAATATGTCGATGCCTCGGCACCGTCGCTTTACCAGCTGATCGATTATCCCGAGATCCGCATCTCCAGCCTGGACGGCGTTGACCGCATCCTGCCGCTGGATCTGGGCGCGGTGGAGAGTGTCAGCCAGGCGCAGCGGGTCGCCAAGCAGGCGCTTCAGCGGAAACAGTATCCCCGGACCTTCACCGCCCCGTTCGATATCCGTGCCTGGAAATATCCGGTCGGCGCGCTTGTGCCTTTCACCTATGCGCCACTCAGCTTTAAGCGCGTGCTGTTCCGGGTCCGCGAGCAGGAGCTGGGCCAGGACGGCCAGTGCGTGATGACGCTCAGCTATGAGCATCCGTCCTTCTATGCCTGGGATGCCGACGATCGCGCGCCGGTCATGGCGGCCGACCCGATCGTCTATGACGCGTCGAACAACCCGCTGATCCTGGCGATCGCCGATGCCGCCAAGACGGCCGAGTGGTCGAACGTCTCCGGCACCGAGGGCGTCGTCAAGGACATCAAGAACGCGGGCGACAAGGCCGATGCGGTCACAGCCAATCTGGTCGGCCGCAGGCTGACCGGGCTTCTACAGTCGGCGATCGACGGACAGGCCGCGCTCAATATCGATTACGGCTCGGCTGCGATCAGCGCGGCCAGCGCCTTGGCCAAGCAGAACCTCGTCGCGATCCAGACCCTTGGCACCCGGATCGAGGAAGATGGCAGCAAGGTCGCCGAGAGCTTTCAGCAGCTGACCAGCCGCCTCGACGACAACGAAAAGAAGGTCGCCGGGATCAATGTGAAGGGCGAGGTCGAAGCGGGGATGACCCAGCTGCGCCGCACCATCGCCAACGCGAATTTCGCCTCCTTCGAGGCCGTCGACAAGCGGATCGCCAATTTCGGCGAAGCCGTGTCGGCGTGGCAGGTCAAGGAGGAAAAGGCGCGGGTCGATGCCAACAGCGCCGTCATCAAGAGCGTCGACGACATAGGCGCGCGCGTGAGCCAGGAGGGCCTGGATCGGCAAGCTTCGATCAAGGACCTGCGTGAAGTCCTGATCGACAAGGACGGCAATCTGATCGCCCAGCGCATCCAGAACCTAGGCACGCGCGTGACCGTCATTCTCAATGGAGAAACGGTCACGCTGGAGTCAGCGATCCAGACCGTCGATAAATCGTACAGGACGGCCACCGGCACCGTCGCGGAGAGCGTGAAGAAGCTCACTGCTCGCCTGGACAATGTCGGTGACGCGACGCTCGAGCAGTCCATGAAGGCGGTGGCCGACAAGATCAAAGGCCTGTCGGCCGAATATACGCTGAAGGTCCAGACCACCCAGAACGGCAAGAAATATGTCGCAGGCATGGGGATCGCGATCGACAATGGCGTGTCAGCGTTCGCGATTTCGACCGATGCCTTTACCGTTGTCCTCCCTGACGGCAGCGACAGGCAGCTCATCCACGCGGACAAGGACGGCGTCTACATGCCGAATGTCCGCGTTGACACGCTGAAGGCGAAGTCGATCGATACGCCAGCCCTGGCCGATTATGCGATCCGGCGCAGCTACAGCGCCGAGCTGGCGGGCAACGTGCCGTTGCCCGCCAGTGACGGCGGGCGGGTGCGGTATCTGACGCTAGGGGTGACCAAGCAGCTTGCCGACAGCAGCATTCGGATCGAGTGCAACTTCGCACCCCGTCCCGGCCGGGATTACGCCGGGTATTTTGTCTTCGGGCGGACCACCGATGGCCAAGACGTGGTCATGGACACCAAATGGTATTGGGTCGCGTCCTGCGTCATCAACGGTTTCCGGTCGGTTCGGATGCCCGTCTACTACGGGCGAGTTTTTGCCGGTCTCCCCGCTGGCTCGCACAGCTTCTGGATCGATTTCGTCGCCTATGGCGGCGGCAATGACCAAGGCTTCATGGAGGCCGGGTCCAACTTCTACGTCGAAGAGATAAAGGTATGATGGTCCTGATCGTGATCCTGGGGCCGGACGGTGCGCGCCTGCGCAAGGTCCTTTGTCCCCGCGAAGATATCGACGCCCAGCTCGCTCCCGGCGAGACGTATGAAGTCGTCGACCCGCTGGTCGACGGCTTCGGCATCGTGGAGCCGGAGTGATGGCCAGTGCCTTTGAGCAGGCGGGCACGATCGCCGTCACGCGCGGGTCGCGCACCGTGACCGGCACGGGCACGGCATGGCTTGCGGGCTATGACGGCCTGGTGCTCAACATCGCGGGTGCGGTGTATCCTGTCGCATCGGTCGACGGCCCGACCAGCCTAACGCTGGTCGAGCCCTATCCGGGCGCGAGCGCGACCGGGCTGACCTACTTCCTGCTGCCGATCATGAATGAGAATTACGCGCTGTCGCGCAAGGTTCTCCAGCTCATCGCGGCGACCGAGGCGCTGGCCGGATCGACCGTGCTGAATGGTCCGCCGGGGAAACAGGGCGGTCAGGGCGTCGGCGTGTCGACCACCTATGTCGACCAGCCAACCGGCCACCTGATGGTGCGCCTGACCGATGGCAAGCTGATCGATGCGGGCTTGGTCGTCGGGCCGCCGGGACAGGCCGTGGACCTGATCCTGCAATGCTTCGCCGACGACACCACCGTGGCGAACGGCGTCAAGGTCGCAGCCTTGCGCGCCCCGCGCGCGCTGAAGCTGACCGGCGTCCGGGCGTCGCTTTACGGTGCCAGCCAGGGGTCGGGCGATGCGGGCGGCGTGCGGCTGGACGTGAAGCTGGGCGGCAAGACCATCCTGAATGCGCCCCTGCTGATCCCGACCGGCGCGACGACCAGCGTGTCGACGACGATCAGCCAGCCCTATCCGGTCATCACCGATATTCCGGACGACGGAGAGTTGACCGTCGACGTGCTGGCACCCGGCATCAACGCACAGGGCCTACGCGTGACCTTCACGGGAAATTACGCATGATCGTGCAGGCCCCCAAGACCAGTGAATATACCCGGCTGTCCTTTACGACCGGGGCCTATTCCTGGGGCAAGGTCCGGACGGGCGACGTGACGGCGATCGCCCAGCTTGCCATCGTGTCGCCGGGCGGGATTGCGGTGGCACCGACCGGCGCGCTGTCCGTGGTCCCCGCCGGGCAGCCGCGCATCATTCCGGGCTATGGCCTGCTGGCCGAGCCATCGGCGACCAACATCCTGTCGGGCCTGAACAACATCGCGCCGGTCGATGCGAGCGGGTGGACGCTGCTCAACAGCCGCCCGGCCGGGGCCACCATCACCGTGGTCGACGACACCGCCGCGTTGCAGGCGGCGGGGCTATTCGCTGACCTGCTCGCCAAGGGCGTGATGACCGGCAAGGTCATCCGGCTCTACAATCCGAGCAGCACAACCGAATTCGCCATCCCGATGTTCGACGCATCGGGCGGCAAATATGGCTTCAGCGCCTATGTGCGGTGCCTTTCGGGCGGCGGATACATGACCGTCACCGGAGGCGGCGGACAGAGCGACACCTTCACCAATACGGCCTGGGCGCGCGTCGGCCGCGTCCACAATGTCGGCACGCAGGGCCGGATCATGGTCAAGCCGTTGTCCGAGATCCTGGTCATCCTGCCCCAGGCCGAGGTCGACCGGATCACCAGTCCGATCATCGTCACGGGATCGCCCGTCACCCGCGTCGCGGACGTGCCGGGCATCACCAGCCCGATCCTGGGCAAGCCCCATACGATCGTCATCGAGGGGGAGATGGCGCTCCAAAACGGCGTCGAGCGCACCCTTTTCGAGCTGGCGAATGCCGATGGCGCGGGCTTCGTCGTGTCACGGACGACAGACGGGGCGCTGACCGCCAATCTGCGCGGTGGGTACAAGAAGCCCTGTGTGCCGCGCCTGATCGGCCCCGGCCGGTTCCGCATCGCCCATCGGGTGGGCATCATGGGGCATTCGATCGCCGGTGCGGGCATCAGCGCCCACGCCCCCTATGTGTCGGTCCCCGCCGGGCTGAAGACGCTGACCATCGGGTCGCGGCGGGACGGCTCGCTACCGTTCACCGGCTGGATTCGCGAGATTAGGATCATCACCGAGGTGTCGCGCGACCAGCTGGAGACGATCGTCGCCAGTCCGGCCGACGCCTTCCTGCCCGAGACGCGCCGCTATGTCAGCCCGACCGGCAGCGATACCAATGACGGCCGCACGCCGCAGACGCCGTGGAAGACCATGGCGAATGTGCGTGATCCCCTGCAATTCTGGCCGGGGACGCATTTCTATTTCGAGCGTGGCGGCAGCTGGGCCGAGACACTTCTGCCCACCAACCGCTGCACCTATCGGGCCTATGGCGCAGGGGCCAAGCCCCGCATCGGGCAGGGCCAGCAATATGCCCTGGACGAGAACGGCGCGTCCGACTTCCGCGTCACCGAGCTGCACTTCTTCGGGGCCAAGTCGCGGGGGATCAACTGCTACGGCGCGTCGGGCGTCATGATCGACGGCAACGAGATATCCGGAAACGGATCGCTGACCGACAATAATGCCATCGCGGTCGCGATCAGGGGCAATACCCGCAAGGCAGAATGCGAACTGGTATCGAAGCCCGCCGATGTCGTGGTCAGCGCCTTCGCCACGACCGAGTCGGCGTTGACCGGCGAATATGCCGTCACCTGCATGGTCGGGGGGAGCGGGTCAGCGACGCGCTGGCAAGTGAAGCGGCCGGACGGCACGCTCGTCACCGGCACGGCGATCGGCGGTACCGCGTTCACCTCCCTGGATATCAGCTTCACCATCAGCGGCAGCGCGGCCGTGGGCGACGTCGTAAAAATCCGGAGCAAGCCGTTCAGCGAGATCGCGTTTCCGACCAGCGCGCTGGCCGAGGACGTGTGGATCGAGAACAATTATGTGCACGACAATGTCGGCAAAGCCGCTGGCGACGCCGTCTATGTCGAGGGTGTCGGCGGGATTTGTGCCGTCATCGGCAACCTCATCCCCCCGCCGCTCGGCACGAATGCCGACTGCATCCAGGTCGGACGCAACAGCAGCCTCTATGTCGCGAACCCGGCGCACGCGATCATTCGTGACAACCAGGTCGCCGCCTACACGGGCGGCGGCAAGGGCGCGATCGTCGTCCTGACCGAGTCGTGCCTGATCGAGGGCAACGTCGTTCGCGGGAATAATTTCTGCATCGGCTTCAATGCGATCACCAAGGCCGTGGTCCGGTGGAACACCTGCTACGATTCCGGCCTGAAGGACTACAGCTGGGGCATCGGTATCGGGACGGAATTCGACTCGGCCAATGTCGAGATCTACGGCAACGTCATCCGGGATTGCGTCCGGGGCATCACCCTGTCCGGGATCACCACCTCGACCCTGACGCAACCCGGGCGCGTCCCGCGCTCCCAGAGCCGGTCGAAGATCATCGTCCGGGACAACATCATCGAGCGGTGCAGCACCGGCTTCTTCATCGATCGGCCGACCAGCGGCCTGATCGAGAACAACACGATGCGGACTGTGACGAACGCCTTCGACGTCCGGGCGACCACCGGGCCGCAGGGCGAGCCGTTGGTCACCATCATCAACAACACCGTCGCCTAACACCTTCACATATTGGAGACTGGACCATGTCCGAGCCGATCAACATCTTCGGCGCGGCCGGGGCGAAATATGGTCCGACGATCGCCGGTATGGTGATCGGGACGGCCGCCAAATACGGCCTGGCCGTGACCGAGGGGCGACGCCTGTCCTGGCGCAGCGTGTTCGCGGATCTGCTGCTTCTCGGGATGCTGGGCCTGCTGGCGATCGCGATCAGCGACGCGGCCGCCCGCATCATCGGCGTCTCGGTGGGGACCGATTACCGCGTCCTGATCGGGTCGCTGGCGGCCGTCAGCTCCGATCGCCTCGTCCGCCTGGCGCGCGACCATTTCCTGAAGCGCGTCGACGCCGAGCTGGACCAGCTCCCCGCACGCTGACCCCGACCACCTGAAAGGACCGACGACCATGACGACGCCACTCGCACCGTGGCGCGCAGCCGCGCGCGCGCCCATTACCCGCTCGATCAGCAGCATCGCGGTCCACTGCACCGCCACCCCGGCCGGGCGCGCCGTCAGCGCTGCCCAGATCCGCGGCTGGCACCTGGCCAAGGGCTGGAAGGATATCGGCTATCACTTCGTCGTCGGTCTGGACGGCACGATCGAAGTCGGCCGACCGAAGGCGCAACCCGGTGCCCATGTCGAGGGCTTCAACGCCCATTCCATCGGCGTGGTCTATGTCGGCGGGACCGACGCTGCGGGCAAGCCCCTCGACACCCGTACCCCGGCGCAGAAGGCCGCGCTGCTCGATCTGCTGGCCGAGCTGAAGGGCGCGCACCCGGCGGCCGTCATCAAGGGCCACCGCGACTATTCGCCCGATCGCAATCGCGACGGCCAGATCACTCCCAACGAATGGCTGAAAGCCTGCCCCTGCTTCGACGCGCTGACCGAATATGCGCGCGTCGGCCGCCCCGCCTGATCCCCTGGAGGACATCATGACCGACATCAAATACTGGTGGCAGAGCCGGACGATCTGGCTCCAGATCGTCGCCGCGCTTTTCGCCATCCTCGCCACCTTCCACATCCTGCCCACCGGCATCGACCAGGACCAACTGGTCGGCGCGATCATGGGCTTCGTCGCGATCGCGACGCTGATCCTTCGCTTCCGGTCGACCCATGTCATCGCGACCGACACCCTGCCGCCCGGCATGGGTGCCCGCGCGAGGATCGCGGCGATCGGCCTGGCGCTGGGGCTGGCGGCATGCGCCACCCCGACCGGCGCGCCCTCCTCGATGCAGCGGCTGGCGCAGATCACCAACCAATTCGACCAGGCGCGCGCGTTCGCCGCGCCCTTCGTCGCCTTCCTGCCGCCCGAGCGTGCCGCCCTGGTGCGCGCGGCGGCCGAGCTGGTCCGCCAGGCGCTGGCGACGGCGCGCAGCGCGTCCAGCGCGGCCGAGCGCAATGACGCGCTGCGCACGGCCGAGAAGGCGACGGCCGAGTACCGCTTCGTCACCGGCGGTTGACGATCGGCGGTCCGGGCGGCAAGGCCGACTTGCCGCTTCGGACTTAGACCCCATGACTGCCGGAGCCTTGGAGGCTCGAATCTGAGATGCTGATGATGGATTTGTTAGCAGCGGAGACGAGTCATGACGGAGGCAGTG